GTACTGACAATCAACAACGTCTCTCGCATTGGTACTAGTATAATACCAATAACGAGCATTATAAGTATTTAATCGCGCTGTTTTTCGCCCGATTATAATATCAGGAATTTTAGTTACATTAGCCATACCGTTACTGTAACACAAAGTAACCTATAAGGTAACAAAATAATGGATGACATTATCAACCTAATTAACCAGGTTGGCTTTCCAGTAGCTTCCGCACTGGGCCTTGGGTTCTTTATCTGGAAACTTATAAACCGAATTATTGATGGCATGGAAGCCAAGATTGATGTCGTTGACGAAAAAGTTGACGCATCACTGAATGCTATGGAAGAGCGTTTATCATCCAAGTTAGACAGTCAATACGGCATTATCGTCAGTTTAATAGATAGGTGCCGCCAGATAGATCAATCGTTAATAAGAAACGATGTCATGCTTAAAACACTTTTAAAAGTACCAGAACTGATAGATACCTATGACATTACAAAAGCAGAAAAGAAAGATCAGAGACACGATTAGATTAATCGCATTTCTGCTGTTAGCAAACAGCAGCAATGCCGATGAATTGTTATTTAATTTTAAAAGCCCAAGTTTTTCTGGCATCAATGCCTCGTCACATTACCTGACCATTGAGAACCAAGAAACTAATCGGCGTAATGAGATTATTGAAAACGAGCAAACCGTTCTTGATGATATCGAAAGAGAGAAAACAAATTCAACGTTATCTCGTTTTATTCGTAATTTTGAGTCACGAGTTTATGCTCAACTATCTCGCCAGATGGTCGAGCAGTTATTTGGTGAAAATCCTAGTAAGTCAGGTCAACTTACCCTGGAGGGTAATTTAATTGAATACGAGGTAGGCGAAGAAACTATTACATTGACGATAACCGAAGAGAGCAGCAATGATACGACGACTATTACAGTCCCTATTGGTGATTTTACTTTCTAGTTGTGCTGTCAATTATAATGAGTTACAGGATGGCGGCATACCGCATATCGTCATCCAAAGTGCATCGGTACAAGCTCTACAATCCGATGCATTAAGAAACATTCCACCAGCAGTTAGACAGCCGGTGGTAGCCGTATATCCCAATAGTCTGCAAGACTTAACCGGGGCACGAGCATCTAACGGTAAATTTGCATTATTCGCTAGTGCCATTACCCAAGCGCCAGAGGCGTACTTGATAAGGGCATTAAAACACACCAGTAACGGTGCATTCTTTAGAGTAGTCGAGCGGGTCGGTTTAGACTCGCTGACTAAAGAACGGCAGCTTATCCGCAATACTCGTGAGAATTTTGAAGAGGACAGTGCCCTAAAACCATTGTTACTAGCAGGATTACTCATGCAAGGCGCTGTCGTGAGCTATAATGCGAATGAAAAGAGCGGTGGAGTAGGTGCCAGGTATCTCGGTATTGGTGGCTCTAAAGAGTGGCGTGAAGATTCAGTCAGTGTCTCATTAAGACTGGTGTCGGTCTCAACCGGCGAAGTCTTAATAGAAGTCCTGACTAAGAAGAAGATTTTATCGGTGGCCCTAAGTCAAGATGTTTTTCGGTTTCTCGATGAAAATGCAAAGTTAATAGAAATAGAGGGCGGTGTTGCTGAGAATGAATCAACAGCTATCGCACTCCAAAAGGCTATTGAAGCCGGAGTATACGAAATGATTATGATAGGAAAAAGTCGGGGGTATTGGGATTATGAATAGATTAAGTGTAATGGCTTTATTAATAACACCACTGGCGTTTGCAGCAGATAATGAAATCTTTGTAGATCAAGTCGGTGTGACAGCTAACATGGATTTTGAGCAATTGGGCTCAGGAAATATTATTGGCGGTTTGACTGCTGCCGCTGGCAGTATGACAGCTTTGGACTTGGATGGAACGTCCATGACATTAGATGTTAATCAGATCGGTAATACAAATAAATTCTTAGGTGATATGTATGCAGATTCATATACGGGATTTTTTAATTTTGATGGCGATAGTAATACCTTTACATCAAAAATGGATCCAACCAACGCCTTTGGTGCCGATAACTCCAACGTTAACGTCGCCGTTACCGGGGGTAGTAACACCTTCACTCTTGATCTGGCCACATCCGCCTTAGCGAGTGGCACAGATTTAGATTGGATTGTGCAAGGTGATAGCAATCAAATTCATGCAGACATCGATGTAGATGCAGCAACACATTATGTAGATTTAGATGGCGATCAAAATCAGGTCACGACGGATATGGATGGTTTTGCTGGCGGTTACTTTTATTTAGATCACACTGGAAACTCAAGGACGTTTACAATTGACCAGGCTAATACCACTGATAACGATTGGCTCAAGATTACTTCTAACGGCAATAATGGCACTGTATGTGTGCAGCAAGCTAATTCTGGGACCAGTATTGGCTGCTGATATAGGCAGTATTACAGAGTTAAAAGGAGTCAGTCGAGTAGTTAGAGATAAGGCGTATGACAGTACGCTTAATTTCGCATTACAGAGCATGGATGTCTTAGAGACAGCCAATGGTCGTATGGGCGTTACGTTCGCTGATGAGAGCGTTATACGCCTTACAGAGCACTCTAACGTTACGATTGATAATTTTGTATACGATCCTGACCCGGATAAATCTAGCCTTGCCTTGAATTTTGTGAAAGGCACAGGCAGATTTATTACCAGTAAAACAAAACGTATTAAAAAAGAAAATATTAAGATTAGAACAAACTCTGCCACCATTGGTATTCGGGGGACAGATTTCACCATTACGGTTGCAGAGACAGGTGAAGCCCTGGTGATACTGTTACCAGATGAGTTTGGGAATAGCTCTGGTGAGATTGTCGTAACCACTGCGTTAGGCCAAGTAGTGCTCAATCAACCGTATGAGGCTACTACAGTTTATAATTTTGAAACGGCCCCAACACCATCGGTAATATTAGACCTTACTCTGAGCATGATTGATAACATGCTCATAGTAAATCCACCTGATGAAGTTGAGACTATAGACGATAGCACGAACACTAATGCAGTTAATTTATTAGATGTAGATTTTTTAGAGTTTGATGAATTAGAAAAAGACGAATTGCAAGAAGATAATCTGGAGTATACCGAGTTAGATATTGATGCCTTGCAAGTGAACTTTCTAGAGGATCTCTTAGATGTCATTCAAGAGGTGGATGAGCTTAATAAAGCAAATCAATCATTAGCAGCAGATGGCATAAAAGGTACTGCTATCGGATTTGATGCTGATACCCAGATCAATACCTTTGTTAACGATAATGAGATAAAGTTTATTCGTAACGTTCAAGATTCAATACAAATAAGTTTATCTCGTGGTGATTCTACAACTGTTATTATGGAGCAAGAGGGGAAGGTAAATCGAATTGCAGTTAATGGTGGATCATCATCTACTATTAATATTAGACAAGGCAGCTAAAAGTTATACAAAAGTTATACAAATTTTTCCTTTTTTTTATAACAATTGCTCATATTTATATTATTCTATAATAATCAAGATACTCTATAAGCCCCTAGATAAGCTAATATGAGTAATATGATTACGCTATGCTCTTAAAAGACACGGACTTAAAATCCGTTGTCCGAAAGGACGTGCCGGTTCGATTCCGGCTCCGGGCACCATGATAAGTCATTGATTTAATTATATTAAACCTCTTTGTTGATTTTCTTAGGAAGATTAGGGAAGGGGTTTTTTTGTAAAGTTATACAAAAATTATACACTTTTTTTGATGTTTAGTTTATATTTATGATAATAATATTATTTTTATGGGGCAATTATGAATATAAAACCGAAAAAAGTTGTGATAAGAAAACAAACTTATTATTTAGTAAGGTGCAACAAGAAAAAAATTGGTTTGAAAATACATAAATATTTCAAAACTTCACGTGAAGCAAAAAAATATATTGAAGAATTAAAAATTAAGATAAGAGCTAATGAGCCAATACCAGAAAAGTTACAAAACAATGTAACGTTTAATCAGGCCGTAAATTGGATTATAAAAAATCCACAATCATTAAATATCAATGGGGATAAATCACAGTATCAATTTAATCGTTATGTAGCTGGATATCGTATTTTATTAGATTACCATTGGGGTGGTATTCCGATCAAAACATTTACCACTGATGATGTTACTAATCGTTTATATGAGATAGAGCAAGAACGTAATTGGAGCTCAAAAACAAAATACGATTATGAGACGTTTTTAGATGTACTGTTTAAAATTGCATTACAGCAAAAATGGTGTCTGATAAATCCTATTGATGACATGAATCGTAGTCGTTCAATCAATCAACGTAGGCGATTAATTACGCACAATGAATTTGATGCTCTGCTCCAAGCTGCGCATCAAATAGCAAAAGATAAAGAACATTTAGAAACTAAAGGTTGGGTCTGGCAGTTTACGCCGTTGTACTTAGAAATTTTATGGCAGACAGGTGCCAGAAGAAATGAGATTGCCATGCTTACCTGGGATAGAATTCATTTCAACGAGGATGGTGCTGAAATATTCTTAAAAGATACTAAGAACCATGAGGACCGATATATTTATGTATCCAAACAAATAGCATTAAAATTGCAAACTCAGAAGGCATTGTTTTTTGGTGATAGAGTGTTTCCTCCAGCACCTCGATCAAAAGAATGGGCAAACAGTTTTACTGGTAAGTTTGAGATTATTAAGAAAAAAGCTCAATTAGATAAACCTGACCCAGTGTTCAACGAAAAGATTGTATTGCATCATTTTCGTCATGCTTGGGCTACCTACATATTTGAGAAGGGTGCTAATGTTGATGAAGTCAAATCTTTTGGTGGTTGGAAAAATACCAATATGCTTGATCGGTATATGAAGCCACAACAAAAACGAGCTAAGAGCTTATCTAAAAAAATGTTTAGTGAGAGCCCAACCACATAAAGTAACGTGAGGGACTAATCAATAAAGCAGATCGTGCCTGTGGATCGCTCCCAGATCGTTTTTCCATGATGACATTGGATTCCATCAATCCATTCTCATAGCGTCGTCTAGCTTCGTTTCGTAACGAAGGCAGCGACGCATGTAAATCCGGGTAAGTTTCATTAAACTTTTTTAGTGTCATTAAATCCTGTGGTACTTCTTTCATTTTTTCGTCCTTATTAGTCTGTCATTCCTGACTTCCATTTTATTCTTATGCTGCCATTTTTCGCCATCAGCGCAATGTACTGGTATTGGACCTAAGCACACACAATAGCACCCCATTTTTTTACGCATCTTTTCACGACGATCCCAATCTTTAGTGCCACGTATGGCGAATGGTAGTTGTGTATAAAAATGCTCCCGGTTAATTCCATTAACCCCATCAAGTAGTGCAATCAATTTCCCTCCAATTTGGATACGCTCCGTCCATAATCATTTCACAATACAGTTGGTTGTCACGTACATGATCCTGATAATCTAAGTTAGATGAATACACGTAAATCACTGCAATACAGCTTAGTAATAATATATGTTTAAACCTCATTGTTAGCATTGTTAGTTACCTCTATTTGTTGTTTAACATCGAATGTTTTTCTTACTTCAGTTATTTGATCGTTAGACTCAAAATCAAAATCGTTACGACACAGATACGCAATCTCACTAGATGTGTAGCTGTGTTCTTTATTCATGGGGTCACTGGCACCGACGTTATAAAACACCACGTCATTCTTTTCATACTTGTTATTACCAAGATGTTTGGCCGGTACTAAGCCTGGAATCCACTCGTGATCCAAGCAACCCTTCAGTTGTTGTTTATGATTGATAATTTTCTTAGTGCGCGTACAACCCCACTGACCGCGTTTTTGCCGATCTGTTAGGTTAGGTCTAGCAAACTTACAAGTACGGCACAGCGGGTTCAGAGGCGTTAATTCGCCTAAATAGATCCCTCGTTCTTCTTCAGACATAAAATTCTTAACCTGAAAAGCTGACTTAGAATAAGCAGCTTGTGGGGGTTCTTTTAGATTGAGTAGCCACCACGCCTTATCCTTCATTTGGTTGTACATTATTGGATCGAGGTCCATCTGCTCTGCATAGATGGCACTCGTATTTTTGTCATACACAGTGACGTAAGCACCTTGTATTTCTTCTTCTGGGTATTGCTCATTAAGAGCACCACCATAAAAATGTACTTGCGCACCGTAGGTAGAATCCCAATCGAAGTACGCAAGATTTTTTGTTTCACCGGCCTCTCTAGCTTGAGTGCCGAGTTTGTTTAAACGGTTAAAGCGCTTGTTATTTGCAGTCTTACATTCCCAGAGATAAGTCTTACCATCTTCGGTTAATAGACCATCAATGTGATAACGTAAATGACCACCAAAGAACGAACCACCGATCTGCTCACCACGTTCATGCGTCCTTAGTTTTACCTTCGGTGCCTCACGGATGAAGTCGGCGATGTTGTCCTCTAATTGATGCCCTAATGCAAAAATACGAGCTAACCTGGCATCGGCTAGCGGTGGCATGCACCACCGCCAGTCGAGCCAGAGTTGTCTAGGACAATCCTTACCTAATGAAGAGCCACCAAGGTAGCCACGTCGAGACATAGGTTGCCCCATTTTCTCATCAACACCTTCCATGATAGATTCAATAGTCATTAGTCAGCGTCCGATAACCACGAAGGGTTAGCACTGTCATCGCTGCTCAAGATTTCAGAATCATCAAGCTCTTCACGTTTAACTTCTGCCTTAACCGGTTTGGGTGCGACAGCCGTTGTCGCTGATTCCCGAAGGAAACGATGCACTCGGTTTGAGGCGGGCTTACCGCTCTTAGGTTCGTAAACGTAAGTTTGTACGGTACCCATTTTGTTAATTAAAAAACCCAGACCATCTTCATCAATACTGTCAGGGATATCTACACCAAAACAATCAAAGGCAAACTTCAAGATAAGTAACTTATCTCGTTGTGCTACCCCTTCTTTTTCGACTTCAATCCAACTGACGATCTCTGCTCCAGAGTCTATCTCTTCCATTGCAATTAAGACGGTTTTATAATCTTGTTTATCCAACAATCTTGCCTTACTGACCGTCACTTTATATTGACCGGCATCTAAGATTTTTGGTGGTGGAAATTCACCGGGGCCAAGAACTGGCATATCTTGTAATTCTGTTCCGAACGCTACACTTGTACTCATTGTTTAGTTTCCTCTGCTTTAAAAGCATTGTTATAGGCTGTTTTGAAAGCATTGAAATCCAATGGGATTTCATGCTTTCCCTGATCGTTTACAATAGGGCGTCGAGATTTTGCATCGAACCCGGTTGATCCACGAGTGAATAGAACCCTTGAGTCGTCACCTACTGCAACGGTTCTTTTATTGAAACCTTCACCACGCGATACCGTTCTAACCTGGTAGTTTGCGAAGAGAAGAAATGACGTCCATTCCTTGACAAGACTGGCAGCTTTAGCATGTAGCTTTAAAGTTAATTTAGAGTACGGCTCAAGCAATGGATCTTGATGAGTGATGGTGTGAGTGTGCACGATCAAGCAAACATTCATGCCAGAATCAATCACTTTGTCAAACACATTTAAAGTATGACGTATTTTTTTCAGAGCATGAGAATAGCCACGGCCATACTCAATATCACTGATATCCTCAATGCCTTCTTTTTTACGTGAGAATTCACGTACCACCGCTTTATGAACCATAGCTTCATAAAAATCCAATGAATCTAAGACTAATGTTTTGTATGGATGTTTACTCTCAATAAGCTCGTGACAGATATCTAAAACCTCTATATCGGTTTGTGCATGCACTCGATCCACATCTAAATGGTTGGTGCCTTTTTCTAAATCAATAAATAAAGGCTTTGGCATACCCGCCGCGAATGTGCTTTTACCGACACCATTAACACCAGATATGACCATATTGAGTGGCGTTTCTACTCTTCCCTTGACCAATTTAATTGGCATAGTTTTACTCCTTAGTTGTTATGTTATTCGTTACATGCCGGACAATAGAATTCTTCACGCTGTTTGATGGCGTACATCAAGCGACTATATAAATCCGGGTATTCTTGTTTAAATTTGTTTAATGCTTCAGGAGATTTGATTTGCCATTGTTTGGTAAATGGAAATGCAGTGTCGCCAATTTGATCTCGTATTTCAGTTGATATATCGCTGATGGCTTCATGCAAATTTTCCATAATTATTCCCCTGTTAAACGTGAGAAATAAATTATATTAATTTAGTTAAGATTGCAACCTTTAAGGTAACAAATATTATTTAGACAAAAAAAACCACCCAGAATAGGGTGGTTGTTTTTTAACTTGTCTTACTTTTAGATATTGTGTTTTTCAGGGCGTACCATGATGTTAAGTAACTTATCACGTTCACTTGTATGCACAATATCAGGTATGATACTTGGGTTTCTATTATCAATGGTGCGCGCTATTAAATGTTCAGCAATGTTTAACATGACGTCACCAGAAGTTTTAGCATTATGTAGTAACACCGGTAAATTTGCAGAGTCAATATGCGCCTGTGGATGCACTTGCGGTATCTCATCCATATCCACTGGTTTAAACCGTAAATATGCTTTACAAACCTCACCTTTGGCCGTGTTGATACATTCAAAAAAACGATTACTTAATTTCATGTATTCCTGTACATCTTCAACCATATCTGACTCAACCTTCCAGACGTATGCTTGCGCTCCAAGTATTATATAACCATAAGTGCCGCTCATTTCTGACCAAGCAAATATATTCAAAAGATGACCACCTGGATACTCTGCGTCAGGTTCATACGCCGGTAAAGTTGTCAACCAGTGTTGTACCATCCGGTGCATTGCATCACGTACCATATGCTGCATAAATTTCTCGACTGATATGTTTCTATTGTCAAGACTTTGTTTTAAATCTTTGGCTATACACAACTCTCTACGCAGTATCGCTTTACCTGTGACATGCGCGAAATGTACCTCTTCACCATCAAAATTTATAAAATCGTCAGTCATTTTCTCAATGTATTTCTCACATCTTTGTTTCATGCTGATAATGCGCCCAGCCTCTATGTATTTATGATCCATTACTACTCCCATTTGATGATTTCTCACTAAAGACGTCACTGCCTTTAGCACTTTCAAGTAACGCAGTCATTAAGGTAATAATCTGCTCTTTATTTGCCGTAGATAAACATTGAAAAATATCTACTGCTACCTGCGTCATTGGATCGGCTAATGGGTTTGCATGTTTATCGCCCAAGCCGAACATTAAAAAAGCTGGACTAACTTCAAACACTTTAGCCAATTTTTTAATGTTCTGCCTTTTCGGTACCAAGTCCCCATCACACCATTTTTTTATGGTGTTGTGTGAGACACCAACTAATGCACCTAGAGTGCGTTGTGTATATTTATGTTTTGCGCGCAACTGTGAAATTCTTTTCGCAATTGAGTGCTTATGTCGTTTCTTTTTAGTTTTCATTGTCCCTCCATCAGTTAGTTAAAAGTTACCCTCAAGGTAACAACATATACTACTTAATAACATTCATCAATAAAATTATTACTTATATTATTTTTATTATTATAATTGTGCTTACATATTTAATCTTAAAAACATCGTAAATTACTTGATTTGTTATTTTTGTTACCTTTAGGGTGTACTTATTAATTAATCTCGGTTATGTTCGAGTCATTAATTTTTAAGGGGAATAAAGTGACACCAGAAGATGTTTGGCAAGAAATTAAAGTGCACGATCTGGCAAAAAAGATCGGCATATCCGCAAAGTCTATTTACGCTTGGAAGAAAAGAAAAAATGGTATTCCACCATTACGAGCGATTGAAGTAGAAAAAATCACAGGTATTAATCGAGCTAAGTTACGGCCCGACTTATGGGATTAATGCTGCTAGATAAACCAACAACTCAAGAGGGCGTTCAAGACGCCATCATTGAGTTGGTTGATGAATACGATGTGCATGTCATTCCTTGTGGTCAAGATAAGCGTCCACTTGTGCCTTGGAAGCAATATCAAGATACCAAGCCCACCGAAGAAGAAATAGAGCGTTGGGTTAAAGTCTATCCAGAATGTATGTGGGGCGCTATTACTGGCAAAAACTTTGGGGTGGTTGATTTAGATGCCTATCAAGATGAATCGTTAATCCCTTGGGCAAAAGAGAATTTACCTTGGACGCCATTAGTCGCTAAGACACGCTCTGGTGGTGAGCATTGGATGTACTCCAAGCTGCCAGAAGATATTACGGTAAGTGCCGGATCAGGCATTGATATCAGAAACAAGGGCGGTTATGTGATTTTCAATGGCCCCGGTTACGAATGGAATTGGCAAGATTCTCAAGAAGATTTTCATATGTTCTCGGATTTACCTGAACTGGAATCTAAACATCTAAGAGCCATTGAAGGACGTCGTGGTAAAACCAATGTCACTAATATTCTCAGTGCTGAGAGTTGGCATGACAATGCCTTACGTTGGGTTGGTAGTTGTGTTGCCAGAGGACTTGGCGACGATACCATATTAAGAGAGTGTGAAAAATTGACTCAACCAGGGTACTCAAATTCTCAAACCAGAGAAGAAATCCGGGTGATGATTAAAGGTGCCAGACAAAAAGGTTGGACCCCAGAAATGGATGATCGTCCAATTGAAGTATTAAGAATAGATGACGCATTTGATTTAGAGCATCGAAAACCACCAGAGTTTTTAGGTGAAGGATTTATAGCTGCCGGTTTTAGGGTGTTTGTAGTCGGTGCTCCGAAGATAGGTAAATCACAATTAGTATTAGAGGCACTAACCACAGCCGCAGTAGGCGGTCAGTGGTTAGATATGAAATGGGATAAGCCACATAAGACATTGTGGTTACAGGCAGAGATCAGAGGTGCCTATGTTGGTTCAAGGTTACGTCCATTGTTTGAGTCTTTTAATGATGAAGAAAAAGAACTTATCAGAGAGAATTTCTTTTGGACCGAACGTGGTGATCTGGACTTAGCCTCTAACTTTAATCGTCTTAAATCATTAATTAAACGCATTCAGCCCTCTATTGTTTGTATTGATCCACTCGCTAACTACTTTGTTGGTGATGAAAATTCAAACGCCGAAGTAGCGGTGTTCTTCAAACAACTTAATGATCTTTTTTCTAGTGAGACATTGGGTATGGACGCACCACCTTGTGTGTTCTTAGTACATCACACCAGGAAAGGTGCCACTACCCAAGATGGGTTTGATGGTGCTCGTGGAGCATCATCACTTACCGGGTGGATGGACTCAGGTATTTTAATGACCGCTGCTAATTCCAGTGCCATTAATTTAAGTTTTTTAACCAGGAATGGACCTTGGCCAGAAGAACGCCTCGTTAAATTAAATCCAGATTCAATGCGGTTAGAGAACTTTGTAGATGCTGTCGAGCATCCACAAATGCTACCAGAAGTATTACGCAATATGTCGCATCGAGATTGGGTGACGGCGTATGACGTCAACAGTTTGATTGCCGAACAATGTCATCGCCTCGGTTTAGAAGTGGATGGTGCGATTGCCAGAGAGATCAGATTGACGGTTGTCAATCATAAACATATTGAGCATCAAGGTACTGGGCAACATACCGAGTATCGATTAAAGCCGAAGGTAAGAAGAGGGTATCAATAGTGAGAAATGGGTTAAATAAGGCTTTTACGCTCTAAAACGCACCAAGCGTGTTTAAGCGTAAAAGTAAAAAGCCCTGTTGTAAATACCCTAAAGGGTAACAAATAGAAAATAAATTATTTCAGTAAGATCGGTAAAACCGGTAAAGGTAGGAAAAGATGGGAGTTACAAGTCGTCGTAAAGGAGCTAATGGAGAACTAGAATTTATTAAGATTCTACAGCAATCGTTCCCTGAGCATGAATTTTCTCGTAACTATGCGCAAGCAGCTAAATCGGGTTTTGATGTCATCGGCTTACCCGGTTTCGGTATCGAAGTTAAACGTTATAAACGTGGTCGGATTTACCAATTAGATTGGTGGGATCAAGTGGTCGATGCTGTTAAGCCGGAGCGGTTACTACCGCTACTGGCTTACAGATTCGATCGTACTGCATGGTCTATTTTAGTACCGGCCCAATGGGTCGTCGGTAACACCGTCGATCGACATGATATTACCTGTCATATGCCGTATGACGATTTCGTCAATGTGTATAAAAAGCATCAGGCACGAGAACAAGCCGCTACTGAAGAAATTGAAAGTGACTATCAGGAATTTAAGCAAGATATGTTGGAGGGTAAGGCAGAAGGATGATCCTGTATACCGAGCAACAGTTAGAAACGGTCTATAACATTGATCGTAAAGAACGCATGCGCTTAGGGATACCGTTCACCACGTTAGAGCAATACCGAGTGATTTATGAGGCGATCATTCTGGAGCAATACCTGGAGTTTAATGATGATGAGTAAACGAATCTCAAAATTATCGACCATCGAGGCATACTTCACCAAAAAGACAGCCAATTTGAAACACACGAGAAGTAAACAAAATCCAGATATGAAGTGGAGCTTAACCTCAACTGAAGTGCTGGATCTCTGGCATCGGCAAGAAGGGCGTTGTGCGGTGACTAATTTATATATGAATCATCACGGTGACGTGAATGATTTAAAGAATGCCAGTATTGATCGTTTGAATAATGACAAGGGGTATTCGTTACGCAATATCCGCTTGGTCTGTTCAGCGGTTAATAAGATGCGTGGCTCGTTAAGTGAGTCAGAGTTTCATTGGTGGGTAAAGCAAATAGCAATTGGAGAATTATTATGAGAATTAAAGACGACGTACATCATCCAGATCATTATACGGTGAAGCGTCCAGGGGATTCAGAGTGTATTGATTGCATTCGTTCCTCTATGAATGATGCAGCTTATGCCGGGTACCTGAAAGGTTCGGTTATGAAGTATTTGTATCGGTACGAGGATAAGGGTGGAGTGGAATCGTTACAGAAGGCCAAGGTCTTTCTGGATTGGTTAATCGCTTTTGAGCATGAGGTCGTCAAACGATGAGGTGCCCGAAATGTAAGAGTAACTCGCAAGTGTTGGAGAGTTTAAAGAAAAAGACCTCGGTGATTAGGAAGCGTCGGTGTAAGCGCGTTAGCTGCCAACATCGATGGAAAACGATTGAACAATATTATCAGGAACAAAAGAAAAAGGCGCCAGCAGTACGGAATTACACGAGTAAGACCGATAAGTATCATGACGATCTGCAGACGCCGCTAGGCGAGTCTGCGGATCGGATGGAAGCGTTGGAGATTATTGAAGGCATGGGAACATTTTTGGAGGATTAAATGGCAGGACAAAAGATATTAAGTGCTCAGGTGCGATACCTGAATGAAGTTGGTGAAGATAAAATCTTCGAGTTGATCACAGTCGGTCATACCTTGAAGCAAATCTATGCCAAATATAACTGCGGCAATCGTGGGTTTTATAAATGGCTCCGGCAAGTTGAGGGACGCAAGGCTCGGTACTATGAGGCAAGACGCCAAGCAGCGGATTTCTTAGCTGATGAGATATTAGATATTGCGGATGCCGATATGGATCCTCAGCAAGCGAACCTGGCGAAGCTCAGGATTGATTCAAGGAAGTGGTGGTCATCTCGTGTTAGCCCGGATAAGTGGGGCGATAAGAAATCACCGGCCTTGCAGATTAATCTTAATGATATGCATCTTGAAGCATTAAAGAATATCAGTGTGATTGAGCATGAACCGACGTTGTTGAACGTCGATCAGGAGGATGACGATGCTGATCAAGATTGAGGGATTCAATGAGGCTATCGAAGGCATCATAGAACGTAAGGGTGAGAAGGTGTATGCCTATGATTATGACTTAATGATTCGGATGACGATGAGAGACAAACACATGAGCCGCGAAGCGGCGAGGTTGTTTCTGGAGAAGAATGTGTTGGATGTATTTGCGAGTGAAGGTGCTCCGGTGTTCAGGTATAAGTTATGAGTAAGGGCAGTAAACGACGACCGACTAATAGCCAGAAGTATGCTGACAATTACGATAGGATATTTAATCCAGTGAAGAAAAATATGGATAAGTTGCATAGACCTGTCACGCATCGTGATAAGACTAAGTACAGGCGTAAGGATGATTGGTCTTATGATGGTAATGGAGCGCCAATAGATGATGATTAAAGCTGATGGTTTTGACGCTGCTATTGTTGGCCAGGTCTATGACCTTGCAACAAGCAGCAATCGATTAATTTACAGTGTAGATAAGTGTGTAGATATCCTAGTTAATCGTGATGATATGGATACTGAAGAAGCACTAGAGTATATCGAGTTTAATGTTTCAGGTGCGTATGTTGGTGATGGAACACCGTTGTTTATGTATGATAATTCATAGTTATTTAGGGTAGCTAATAGGTAACAAATAAAGAATAGAATCAACTTTTAGGCACTAAGAGAGGGCAGCCAAGTGCCTCGGTGCCTCAAAACAGCCGTAAGTAATTGATTTATATAGGAATAACACCATATATACCCTATATCTGGTTCATACTGTCTTAAAAGAATGTAACAACCAAAATATAATGACCTTGCGCAAGTCAATGATACCAAGGGATACAGCCGTTCTGGCAGTTAGTAACATTTTTGGCCCCCCCCTTGCTGCAAAGCCAGGGTGGGGGATATAGACTAGATACTCACAGTAAAAAATTTTTTTTATAATAATGTTTGACTTGTTACCTTTAAGGTATACAATTACATTGTAACAAATAAAACATAACAACAACTAAGGGGAACAAAAATGGAATATTTAAATACAGACTACGTTAAAGAAAATGATTATTTTTCAAGTGATCCAATATTACTTATTTTGAGTAATTTTTTAGCTGCTGAAAATATAACTCATCTTATTGATGTTGAATGGATCAGAGATAATATGCAGTTTGATTTACCCAGAAGAAACACCAAGGGTTTAAAAGCAAGCCAACATGATTTATTAAAACTCTTAAAAACTGCATACGATAAAGCATTACATTCAGAATGTATCACGAGAGATTTTCACAGTTACTTAGAAGGAGGCGAATAATGATAGCTAAAATCGACAATTACTATTTTAAGAAAGTAGGCGTTGACCTCCTTATCAAAGAGCCTAATCGTAAATGGGAGCGACTCGTTCCAGTACCATTCCTTTACCACCGTAAGCGAGCCATCGTTAAACAAGCGATGGTTCTACTGGAGGTGGCGTAATGATATATGAATGGGAAGTCCTTATAGACGATAATCCATGTCATTACGATATGAAAGAAATTGATAGTGTAGTTTTCCATATTAAAGATGGTCACTATGTTCATGTACTTAAACAGTATATTGATCAAAATCTAGGTAGTGGTGATAGAAAATATTATGATGTTTTTCCTAGAGATGATTGGGGTAGAGTCGACCAAACTGATGAGCTACCTAAGTACATTCAAAAATATGTTCACAAGGTAAAAGCAAAATTATCTGAGGAGGTCGCATGATATACGGCTATATTCGTACCTCTTATCTCAACAGCAGCACCGAGACATCGCTCGACGCCCAACGTCGACGATGCTCTGGTTTGGCCATGTCCGAGGACTTAACGATTGATACTTACCTGGAGGATTCGGGCGTCACTGGTGCAATGGAGTTTATGCTTCGTCCAGCCATCAAGGACCTTGAATTCGCCGAAGGCGATACGATCATAGTCTCGAACCTAGATCGCTTCACACGCGACACTAGGAACTGCCTAAACGACATCTATCACCTCAAGCAACTCGGCGTTAAGTTAATTATTAAGGATCTGGGTGATGTATGTAATGACAACAACACCCATGCCAAATTAATCCTCAATATCCTCGCTGTATTCGCTGAAACCGAACGCATGAAGATCGTTGAGCGCCTCGGTAATGCCCGTAAAGAGAAACGCAAGATAGGCGGTTATGCCGGTGGTCTAGTGCCATTCGGGTTCTTTGTTAAGGGTGTCGGCAGAAAAGCCGTGTTACGCGAACATGAGCTCCGTGACAAGGCGATTGATATTATGTTAGAGCGTCGTGACGAGGGTGCCTCATTCCGGGAGATTGGCGAAGAGATTGAATACCGATTCGGTTGGGATTGCAGCTATCAGACAGTGCGTCGTCTCGTGCAAAAGGCGGTGGCTTAATGCCAGAAATACCTTGTTGGATTAATGACGGTCCTCAATTCGAGGACGTCATTGAATCCACTGAGATGACCGAAGAAGAAGCCGAAGATATCCGACAACGCCAATACGAGGATTCCTTAGATGAAGAAACCTAGCTACACCTCACCAGAATGCCTCAATCGTGATGGCACGTTAATCAAATTCGTGAATAAAAAATACCTTATTAAATACTTACGCTACTTAAAAGAAAAGGAACGTCATGTCGGAGCAAACCAATCCATTTATTAATTTTCTGCAGTCCTACCGTAACAATCCAGTTAACTTCGTCAAGATCGTCTTAAAAGCCACCCCCGATCCGTGGCAAGCCGAATTCCTCCAAGCCGTCGCCAGAGGCGAACGGCGTATCTCAATCCGCTCTGGGCATGGTACTGGTAAATCCACCGCTGCCTCATGGGCGATGTTATGGTTCTTAATTACGCGATACCCATGCAAAATCGTCGTGACCGCACCGACCAGTGCCCAGTTATTTGATGCCTTGTTTGCAGAATGTAAACGCTGGATGACTGAGCTCCCGCCAGTCATTGCTGATTTATTAGAGGCCAAAGCCGACCGGATTATGCTGAAAGCATCCCCGACCGAAGCCTTTATCTCTTGCCGTACCTCTCGCGCTGAGACGCCAGAGGCACTCCAGGGAGTGCATTCCGATAATGTCTTATTGGTTGCCGATGAAGCCTCTGGTATCCCAGAATCTGTGTTTGAGTCAGCCGCCGGTTCTATGTCTGGTGAACATGCCTCAACAATTTTATTAGGCAACCCAACCCGATCCAGTGGTTTCTTTTTTGATACACATCACCGTATGGCAGATACCTGGTGGACTCGAAAAGTATCGTGTGTGGATTCACCACGAGTATCCGAAGAGTATGTTGACGAAATGAAGATACGCTATGGTGAGGATTCTAATGCTTACCGAGTCCGGGTATTAGGTGAGTTTCCTCTAGCCGATGATGATACCGCGATTCCATTAGAGTTGGTTGAGACTGCTCAACACCGTGCTATTGAGATTGATAAGGATGTGAATGTGGTGTGGGGGTTAGACGTTGCTAGGTTTGGCTCCGCTGCTAGTGCTCTCGCTAAACGTCAAGGCAAGGTAATTAAGGCCGTACAGATTTGGCGTGGTTTAGATTTGATGCAATTAACCGGGGCCGTAAAAGCCGAGTACGATGCCTTGGAAGAACGAGAACGCCCAGCAGAAATCCTGATTGACTCCATTGGGGTTGGTGGTGGGGTAGTGGATCGTCTTGTGGAGTTAGGGCTACCCGCTATCGGTATTAATACGGCTGAGTCGCCGTCCATGAAAGGCACTTATTTTAATTTACGTGCCGAGCTGTGGTTTAAAGTAAAGGCGTTCTTAGAGGCCAGAGATTCCAAGTTACCAAAAGACGATAAGCTCTTAGCAGAGTTAGTCAGTCCTCGGTATAAGTTTACGTCCTCCGGGAAGATGCAGATTGAATCTAAAGATCAAATGCGAAAACGTGGACTGCCATCGCCCGATAGGGCTGATGCAGTCTGTCTGTGTTTTGCCGGACAAGCCGCGACCGCTTTACATGGCACCAATACTCGTACTTCCTGGAAAACACCCATTAAGAGAAACATCTCCGGCATCGTCTAAATTAGGGCTCACCCTCCGAATGGAGGGGAGCGAGGTCTAACAGGGGAACCAGATATGGGGTTCTGGTGCATATATTTTAGCATAAAACTAGCTTTTTGTTTTTATTGTCAACTAAGAGATGACAAATCTGATAAAATATAACCTTGAAAAACTCATATATGGAGACTCAACTTGCCAACAAGCTATCCCTACAGTGAAGCCGGACGTACCGCCGCCGCTCAAGAAATCGATAAGATATTGGGCACCAAGCCAGCCAAGCAAGCCGCTAAAAAATCTTATAAAAAACCACCACGGAAAAAATAAATGGATTATGTTGACGAGCCTCAAGCTGAGGTTGATGCCCAAGCTGGCATGAGTGATGATGAGTTAGAGAATATCTTGGCAGCCGAGATCGAGGATGCCATTGACTATATTGATAATACTATATCCCCGGATCGGGCCAGAGCCGAGTCTTATTACTTAGGCGATAAGTTTGGTAATGAAGAGGATGGTCGTTCTACTGCCATCTCTATGGATGTGAGAGACTGTGTGCAAACGATGCTGCCATCGTTAATGCGGATCTTCTATGGTGGTGAGAAAGTCGTTGAGTTTGCTCCAATGGAACAAAACGACGTAGAGACTGCTAAACAAGCCAATGATTATATTAATTATGTGTGCATGACCGACAATGCTGATTTCTTTAATACGTTATATGCCGTGTTTAAAGATGCCCTGGTTAAGAAATGTGGCTTCTTAAAATACTATTGGGATGATGCGGAAGATGTGCATACGTATACCTTAACCGGGTTAGACGATAATGCCCTGGCAGTCTTATCCAGTGATAATGAGGTTGAGTTTCTCATGCAGAAAAGTGAGCAATCCTCAGATGATATTGATCCACAAACTGGACAACCGATCACTACACATACCGTTAAAGTAACTCGCCGCACACCTAAAGGCAGAGTAAAGATTGAGGCCGTACCACCAGAAGAGATTCTAGTATCCAGAAATGCTCGTTCTTTGAACGATGCTGATTTAATTGCCCATCGGCGTTATTTGACTCTTAGTGAACTGGTTGAAATGGGTTATAAGTATGACGACATAGAGGAACACGCTACTGCCGAAGATACTTTTGAGTTTAATGTTGAAGCGACTACCAGAAATCCTTTGCTGCAACAAACATCTAGCGACCACGATGATCCGACCATGCGTCGTGCGTTATACGTTGAATCGTATTTTTATGCTGATGTCGATGGCGACAATGTTGCAGAGCTCAGAAGAGTCTGCACCATTGGCGATTCGTATAAGATTTATCGTAACGAGCCATGCGAATACATACCGTTATGTTGTTTCCAACCTGACCCAGAGCCACATACCTTCTTCGGTTTGAGTGTGGCAGATGTTGTCATGGACGTCCAAAAGATTAAATCCAGTGTGTTACGTTCATCTTTGGATTCCTTAGCACTATCGACCCATCCCAGAGTTGGAGTGGTGGAAGGCCAAGCCTCACTTGATGATGTATTAAACACCGAAGTCGGTGGCATTATTCGGATGCGTCAACCTGGTGCGGTCGTGCCATTTACTATGCCCTTTGTCGGTAAAGACTGTTTTCCGATGCTAGATTACTATGACCAGATACGTGAGAACCGTACTGGTGTATCTAAAGCAGCCGAAGGTTTAGACCCTGGTGCATTACAAAGCTCGACCAAACAAGCAGTCAATCAAACTATTCAGGCGGCACATCAACGCATTGAATTGATTGCCCGGATGTTTGCCGAGACTGGCATGAAAGATTTATATCGTGGCGTGTTACGGCTCGTCACTCAATACCAAGATCGTGAACGCATGATTCGCCTCCGTAATGAATTTGTCCCGATGGACCCTAGAGTTTGGAACGCCAATATGGATGTTGTTGTTACCGCCGCATTAGGCAAAGGCACGGAAGAGGAGCGAGCAGCGGTCCTTGGTCAAATTGCCAGTAAGCAAGAACAAATCTTGCAAACTCTAGGCCCAGATAATCCACTCGTTAATATCCAGCAGTATTACAATACTTTATCACGCATGACCGAACTATCCGGGATGAAGGACGTCAATGCTTACTGGTCAGACCCGGCACAATATCAGCCACCACCAGAGCAACCGCCAGAGCCAGATATTAATGAGCAATTAATCCAGGTACAGATGCAGTCAATTCAAGCCGATATCCAGAAGAAGGCAGCGGAACTCGAATTAGAACGCGAGAAGATGATGCGTAACGATGACCGGATGCGGGACAAGGATGAAGCCGAGCAAATCCTGAAAGCAGCAGAAATAGCCGCACGTTATGGTGCCCAAGTAGATACCGCAGAGATTCGTGCCCTGGGTGATCGTGATCGTGAAGTCATTCGCAATCGTAACAACATGGGCGTAGTCAATGGATAACGACATGCAGCTTGGCTCTCGTGCCCAGCAGATTATGGATGATGACATCTGGCAAGAATTAACTGGTGCCGTTCAAGAAGAAGTATTTAATGAATGGCTACAAACTAAAAAACCAGAGCAGCGTGAGCAACTCTGGAATGAGCTCAAAGGAGCAGAACGATTTTTTAAACGTATGAGAGCAATGTCTGACAACTCTCAATTCTTAAAACATCAGCAAAGGAAATAAACTATGGACACTCCAGAAATAACTGGCCCCATTAATGTACACGAAGCAACAAATTTAATCGAGCAACTCGGAGTCGCCTCGGAAGAGAACCCGGCAGAAGAAGAAGCTCAAACCAACGAGTCAGAGGTAGAGTCACTAGACGAAACCACTGATGAGATAGAAGAGGGACTGCTTGAAGAATCACCCGATGAGG